AGATGCGCCGAGGGCAGTGGCTGGATCGCCCGAAAGTATCAGCGGGCCGACCATCGTGTCGCCGCTGCGTAGCACACGCAGATCGGCATACTGCCGGGTTGCAGCCCCAAGCGCGCTCACCGGATCTGCGGCCAGTGTCAGCGACCCAGTTAGGGTGCCGCCCGCTAGCAGTAGGAACGGAGCTGACGCAATCTGCGCATCAACGTACTGGCGGGTAGATGCGCCGAGGGCAGTGGCTGGATCGCCCGAAAGTATCAGCGGCCCAGCTAGGGTGCCGCCCGTCAGCGGCAGGAACGGAGCTCCGGAAATTGCGCCGTTTAGCTGTTGCAACGTCACGGCCTGCAATGATGCGGCGGCGTCGCCAGCCAGCGTCAAGGGGCCGACCATGCCGCCACCGGAAAGCGGCAGATAGCGCTGAATTAATTCGTCGAGCGTATCAGCGTTGAGGTTAAGGTGGTCGCCCCAGACATCGTCGTCGGCGCCCGGCGTGGGCTTGTAGAGCGAAAAATTCGCGGTCAGCGTGTAATCGCTCATGGCGCGCATCCGCCGGCGATCACCTGCAGCGGCTGCCAGGCCGCACAGGCGGCGTCCAGCGCCGCCCACTCGTAGCCGAGCCCGGCGAGGGCCATGTCGAACACCCCGCCCTCCGGCGGGTAGGCCGAATACACCACCGTGCTGTAGCGCCCGACGCCGAACGGCCGGCGGGTCTGTGCCGCGACGCCGTCGACCAACAGATCGCCCGCGGCAATCGCCGGCTGATCACCGGCCAGCACGACATACGGCACCAGCGGCACCGGCGCGGTCGCCAGCACGTTGGTGTCGCCGTGCTCGAGCAACCCGACATAGGCGGCGAGCCCCCAGTCGTCGCGCGCCTGCGGCCACAGGATCGGCAGCGCGTTACTCCATTCTGCCGGGCTCCGGCTCCTGTGTGTCAGCGTCCCTACGGGCGGGCGCGCGTAACCGCGCCCGGCGAGCTCGGCATCGGCCGGCATCGGTGCATTCCAACTCACGTTGCGCGTCAGCAGCGCCAGCTCGAACGGTCGCTGATCGAACGGCACGCTGCTGCGCGCGCTGCGGCCGAGCCGGCGCGGACCACCCGCGGCGGCGAGCTCGGCGGCACTCAGTCGCTGCCGCGGCAGTTGGCGCAGTGCGCGCAGCGCGGCGCCGCTCATCCCACCCGCCGGAAGCTTTGCACCAGCCGCGAGCCGGCCGACGCCGCGCGCTCTTTCGCGAGGTTCGATTTCGCAACGATGGCGTTGTAATTATTGGCCCACGTCTCAGTGCGGCCATCGTCGCGCAGGAACGGCGCGGAGTATTTCAGCGCCCCCCAGAGATAGGCGCCCGGCAGCGCGGTCAGCACCGGCGTGGTGTCGGTGTCGGCCGGGCCGAGCGACTGGGCCTGGAAATACGCCATCTCCAGCGTGGTCGGTTGCCAGCCGTCGGGCAGCGGCGCGGTCGGCACCGCGTAGGGCCATAGCTCCATCAGGTCGCCGACCACGCTGTAATAGAGCGGCCCGGTTGGCAGGTAGGGCAGCACCACGGTCGGGTGGGGCGGCATGCCGCTGACCGGCGGCGCGCCGTTCTGCACCTGCAGCATATCGCCGATCTGCTGGCGGTCGCGGTAGACCAGCTGCCGGCCGGTCGACAGCCGCAGATCCTCCGCCTCGATGTAGTCGCACGGCAGCGGCAAATAGGCCGCGTCGACCGTCTGCGACACGCGCCGGATCATGCAGCGCGCGCGCAGATCGAGGTTGACGTCCTGCTCGCCGAGCGCCACCCAGCTTTTTACCGCGTCGAAATTCGCCACCGGCGTGCGGAAATTCGCGCGATGCAGGTAGGCATAGATACTTGTCTCGAGCTCAAGGCGCGTCATTACACCGGCGCCCCGTCATCCACCCGCAGATGCCGCGCCAGGTGGTCGTTGAGAAACCCGCGGAAGCGTTTCTCGTCGATCACCTCGAGCCCGCGCATGATGCCCATCTGCTCGAGCTGCTGGATAACCACCCAGGGGATGCGCGCGACCGGGCGGATACCGGCGGGATTCTTGCGCGCCACCGCGCGGTCATAGACGCTGCGCTGGCGCGCGTTCTGCGCCAGGATCGCGCGCACGTCCTGCACCCGGCGGAACACCGGCAGGCCGTTTTCCCAGCTGATCTGTGTGCGCACGCCGTGGCGGCTGACGGTATCGAGCATTACGACAGATCGCCGATCATCGCGTGCGCCTTCGGCGCCTCGACGCGCAGCGTGCCCTCGAATGTCACACCGCCGTCGGCCGCGTCACCGGTGATGGCGAACCGCTCGGTCAGCATGTCGCGGCCGCTCAGCGGCGCGATGTCGGCGTAGTTCGGGTCGATCATCAGCATGACCCCGTCCGGCATGAAAATGTCGGGCACCATCTGCAGCCGGCCGAAATCCGAGAGATACGCGTCGACCGCGCCGGCGATGGTGATCGGCTCGGTCGCCGTCGACTGCACCACCTGCTGCGCCACGATGGTATTGCCGGCGCCACCGACCGCGCTGCCGGAGAACACCCGTTTCAGCCGCGGCGACATGAACACGGCGGTCGGCTTGCCGCCGTTGCTGTAGGCCTGCTGCATCGCCGCCGCCATCAGATCCAGCGTGAAGGTGCGCGCGGTGCCGGCGATCGGGGCATTCGAGCCGTCGCCGACCGGCATCGCGCCGGTGCCGCTGCCCATGCTGCCCTGGTTGATGAAGCACTGGATCCCGGACATCTGCCGCGGGTCGGTCGCCGCACGCACATTGCCGCGCGTCACCCACCATTCCAGATCCCGCCGCAGTTCCTTGCCCTTCAACAACATCTGGCGGTTCCACTCCTCGCCGCCGACGCTGTTGGACGCGCGGAACGTGTTCGAAACGGTCACTGAGCGGAACATGATCTGGCATTCGTTGAACAGCCGCGCCGGGGTTCTCGCCGGCTGCGCGGCGTAACGGAAACCCTCGGGTTGCACGTTGCTGTCCGCCGCCTGCAGCGTCTGCAGCAGCCACTCGCTTTTGATCTGCTCGGCCGGCGTGCCGCGGCCGATCGCGGTGACCAGCGGGGTCTCTTCCGGGTCGATCATCCAGATCGCGTTGGACAGGTCCTCCCGCAGATTGGTCGGCGCCGAGGCGCCGGTCGACATGAAGGTGTTGGCGATCGCGGCGCCAGCGGAGGCAACGGCCATTTGCACAGTCTCCCAAAGCACGCCGTCCAGGCGTGCGGGTTGATGGAATCGCTGTGCGGTCTGCCCGAGTGCTGGCGAGGCCAGGCCGCGGTCAGTTGGTCCGGGTCCGCGCGCGGGCGGGGGACTCTGAGCGGAGCCTGGCGGCCGCGTGTTCGGCGACACGCCATCGCGGCGTTGCTTGGTCCGGGTCCACCGTGCGGCGGGGAACTGCCATGGCCGCGATACCGGCCGACCTTCACGCCGCAAGCGGTGTCACGTCAAGCCGCTTTTACCGCCGAGTCGCAAAAAACCTAGCGCCGTTCAGCAACTGTGAACAATCGCACGCAAGATGGTCAACGCCGCGGCTCGTGGGCTAGGCCGCCAATGTCGCCGCGGCGCGCCACCCTCCGGCCTCACTCCGACGAGGTCTCGGCCGTCAGCTGCCGTCGCAATACGCCGCCACGCGCGCCTCGAGCGCGCCGCGCAGATCGGTGAGCCGCACGATGCCGTCGGGCACCGCCGCCTGCGCGGCGCGCACGGTGCGCGCGACGTGTCGCCGCGAGGCGGCCGCCTCGTAGACGACGCCCCCGTCCGGCGCGACGCCCTGCACCACCACCGGCTCGCCGCCGGCACGGCGGACATCGTCTTTCGCTTCCGGGTAGTCGAGCAGCAGCGCCAGCGCGCGCTCAGTCAGCGTCGGCATACGCCGGAAAATCTCCGCCTTGGTGCGGTTGCTGGTGAGCAGCACGCCGGCGTCGCGCGCCACGCGGTGCAGGCCGAGGCCAGCGCTCTCGGGCTCCGGCGTGCCGGGGGCCAAATACACTGCGTCCTTCGCCGAGCGCGGATCGAGCACCGCGCGCAACTGTGCGGCAATGTCGCACGCCGGCTCCGGCAGCGTGCGCTGCACGTCAGTTCAACTTGTGCTTGGTTTTCAGCATCGCCAGCGCGTTGTTCACCGTCGGCGCCGCGGAGAATTGCGCGGCCGCCGCTTGCTGGGCGCGCGTCGCCCCGGTGGCCGGCGCCTGGCCGCCGCGGCCGAGCGGCCGGCGCGGCGGATCCTGCGCCGGCGGCACCTGCACCCGGCGGCTGTTCATTTTGCGGAATTTCATCGCGTCGGCGAACACCACGACGTAGCGCGGATCGAGGATTTCGCTGTTCAGCTCCTGATCGGAGTAGCCGACGCTCCTGGCGAACTCCTTCAATTCGGCCTGCAGCGCGGTGCGCTTCGCCGGGTCGCGCCATTCGGGGATCCACTGCATCAGCACGTCGTTGCCGACGCGCAGCATCTCCTGCTTGCGCGCGAAATCCTCCTGCTGGCGCAGCTGGCCGAGCCGCGCCTCCTCGGCCTTCGCCTCCTGCAGCTGATCGTAGCGCGCGCGCTTCTCCGCCCACTCCATCGGATTGGTGCGCGCCAGTTCGACCCAGTCGGTCGGCGCCTCGAACTCGCGCGAGGCCGCGGTGGTGAACTGCGCCAGGCGCTGCTCGAGTTGGCCGCGCATCGTCGACAGCTGCGCGTAGGCGTCGGCGAATTGCCGCTGCTGCGCCGAGGTCTCCGAGGATTTCCGCGTGTAGTCCTGCGTGCGCATATAGCCGTTGAGCAGCTCGGAGAGGCCGACCTGACGCTGCTCGCCGCCGATCGTCACGCTGAACGACGGCTCGGCCTCCGCCGCTTCGCCGTCGTCCGCCGCCTCGGCCGCACCGGCCTCGCCATCGCCGTCGTCGTCGTAGTCGCCGCCGATCTCGGCGAGATCCGCCGGCGGCGGAATGCCGTCCTGGTATTCGCGATGCGCCAGGCTGCCGTTGCCATTGCCGTTTCCTTGGCGCGGCTCCGGCTCCGACTCCGCCTCCGGCTCGGCGGCGCGCCCGAGCGGGCCACCGCGCCCATTGCCGCGCGCCTCGGTGGCCTGCTGGCGCTTCGCCTGCAGCGCGGCCAGCGCATCGTCGACACTGAACGCCCGCCGCGCCGGCGGCCCGTCAGGGTCCGGCCGGATGCCGCCCGGATTG